GAGGAGAAAAAAATATAGATTATATGACACAAAAATAAATTTTATTATATAAACCTTAATATTTATAATTCAAATATAATGATGTTTAAAGAGAAGTCATCAAAAAAAAAGATAAACACTGATATAAATGAAACGGTGACTTTAGATGCTATGCATAACAATATGATAAAAGATTTTGAAAAAAGTGATAAGGAAAAAATATACTATATTGATAAATTAAATAATTGCGAAGAAAGGAAAACCGAAATATTGAAACAAATTAATAATACGTCAGATAAAGAACTTAATAGTAGATTGTGGTTAAGTAATATTGAGTTGAATGAACAGATTATAGATATTAAAACAAAATTGAATGAACTAAATAATTTAGACGAAATTGAATATTATAAAAATACCAGTGATATATTATTTCAATATTATGATACGGTAAATAAACAATCTGATATTAATCAAAATATTAATTTTATCAAGGAGGCTTGTAATAAACCGAAGATATATAAAAAAGATTCTAAAAAAAAGCGAAATATTACTATATTTTGTAATACAATAAATGTATTAGAGGCTCTAAATAATATAGATAATAAAAAAATAGTATTAGAAAATATATCTAAAGATAGCGATAAATGCGAAAATATAGAAAGCGAAAAACCCGAAGAATACAAATGCGACGATAAAGAAGATAATAACAACTGTAAGGTATATGATAAAAGTACTTTAGTAGATAAATATATGGCGATAATCAATAACAAATATGTAAGAACAGTAGAAGACGAAAATATAGAGATATGTAAAATATGTAAAAATAATATGACATGTCTTCAACATGATGCCATAATAGTATGCGGTTATTGCGGATATCAAGAACTATTGTTAGTTGAGCAGAATAGACCAATATTAAAACAGAATACGAAGGATACTTCGCATTTCTGTTATAAACGAATAAATCATTTTAGAGAATGGTGTAATCAAGTACAAGGAAAAGAAAGTACAGATATACCGGATGAAATATTTGAAAAAATTTTAACGGAAATTAAGAAAGAGAAAATAATAGATTTGAAAAAAATAACTTATTTAAAAATGAGGGATATTCTTAAAAGATTGCGAATTAATAAATATTATGAACATATTAATTATATTATAAATAGAATTAATGGAATACCCACACCGCAATTTAGTCCCGAATTAGAAGATAAACTCTGTAATATGTTTAGAAGCATTCAAGCGCCGTTTTTGAAACATTGCCCTAAAGATAGAAAGAATTTCTTATCATATAGTTATGTACTTTATAAATTTTTTCAAATACTTGGATTAAACGAATATTTGAAGTATTTCCCGTTGTTAAAAAGTAGGGAAAAACTTTATGTTCAAGACCAAATATGGAAAAAGATATGTGTTGATTTGAATTACGAAATAATACCATCTTTATAGTGGATATTTTATAAGGGACTTATAATAAATAATATCAAGTAGCAAAGCAATTAAGTAATTTTTGAAAAATATTATCATATATTATATAAATAATAGTGATAATATAAATACATTTTATATGGAAACAGTAAATGATGTGCGTATTAATTATATAGATTTTGAAAAAATGAATTTAAAGGAACTAATATCTTATTGTAAGGAACATAAAATAACTAGATATTCGAATAAAAATAAGGGCAAACTGATATCTTATATCAAAGATATACCCGTGGATACTAATGCCAATACGGAAGATTTAATAACAAGAGAATATCTAGAAAAAGAGAAGATATGTCTAGTCTGCGGAGATTGTCTTGATGTGATGTTAAAGATAGAAACTAAATCTGTAGATTTAATACTATGCGATTTACCTTACGGAGTCACGAAAAATAAATGGGATATTATAATCCCGTTTGATAAATTATGGGAACAATATAATAGGATTATAAAGGATAATGGGGCAATTATACTATTTAGTTGCCAACCTTTCACTACGGCGCTCATATCAAGTAATATGAAACATTTTAGATATTGTTTAGTATGGGAGAAAAATAAATTTAGCGATTTCCTAAATGCTAAAAGAAAACCTATGAAAACAAATGAGGATATTTGTATATTTTACAAAAAACAGCCTACATACAATATTTTATATTGGTATAGCAGTCCATACGAACGTTGGAATACGCAAAGTGCCGTAGATAGACAGAGTAATTATGGAACTCATAAAGAAAATGTATCTGTTAGTGATGGTAGAAGACTTCCTACAACTGTCCTTAAGTTTAACCGTGTTGAAAGACCTGCGCATCCAACACAAAAACCAGTAGATCTGCTAGAATGGTTAATAAAATCATATACAAATGAAGGAGAAACTGTTTTGGATAATTGTATGGGTGTAGGTAGCACTGGAATAGCGGCAATAAAAAATAATAGGAGATTTATTGGTATTGAATTAAACGAAGAGTACTATAATAAAGCGCTCGAATTTATTCAAATACAGAAATCGATTGTAGTATAATTTCTATATTTCTAATAATAATATTTCGCTATACCGGGTTTTTCTTATATACTCTTGCTATATCTTATATCTAAACCAGATTTTTCTAAAATTTGTATTTTATAATTTGAGTACATAACTTTTTATTTTCTAATATTCCAAAAGTTTTCTAGAAATTTCTAAATAAAAAAAGTTATGTACTCAAATTTCAAATCAATATTTTTAACATTTTCTAGATAGATTAAGGATATAGATATATATAGATATACTTAAAAAATGATATTTCGCGCTATTTATATCACTATAATATGCCTCGGAATACTCTAATATACGAGGAATTATTTATACTAGTTCAATCAATATTTTTAACATATATAATACTTGTTTCAATGTATATAATATTATTTCATGTTCCTAATGAAATTATATAAATATTAAAAATAAATCAAGGGCTATTTTATATTAACATAAATTGATTGCTATTTTTAAGCCCTATTTTGCTATCATTTTGATAAATAGAAAATCTATTTGATAATAAATCTAATACATATAATATTAGGGCAACTAATATAGTGAGTGTTAGTAATTTGGCGACATCGAAGCGATTATTTTGTATTAATAATGCCACGAATGCTATTATAAGGGCTTGGACGGCATATTTTAATATATTATATAATAATAAGTTAAAATCATCGTATTTCTTGATAGACATTTATTATTATAAGATATTTTTTTACAAAAATATATAAGATTTTAAATATATATTTATAATATAAGATAGAATATAAATAAGATGACCAGCGCTCAAGATAATACTGTGGTTTCTACAAAGGAAGTTGATTATTTGGATGAAGATAAACCTATCCGTGGCCAAAACTTCGTTCTATTGTCTTTTTTGAGTCCCGAAGATGTTATTGTAAATAAGGAAGCATATATTTTTAATAAATTTATACAAAAGTTCTCCGATGATATGAAAAAACTCCTCGATGGAATTAAAGAAAAAAATCCCGAGCAAAAAGATATGGTTGATACTATCGTAGATAATCATTCATACCTCTTTGACCCTAAAGAGATGAACGAACAATACTCTTTTTATAAATCAGTAAATAACGATGAATTGGAGGCGAATTATCATAAAGAAAATAATTTCATTACTTCTATGCGCGGTATTAAAGTACGAGGGACATTTGATACTATTGAAGAGGCAAAAATCCGTAGTGAATTTTTGAAAAAAATAGACAATAAATTCAATATCTATATTGCGCAAGTTGGATGCTGGTGTCCTTGGTCTCCAAATCCGGAATCTCTTGAAAATCAAGAATATTCGGAAACGCAATTGAATACTCTCATGAAAGAATATAAGAAGAATATGGATAATCGCGATATTGTATTCGAGAATAGAAAACAGACATTCGCTTCAAATGCTGCGCCCGTTGGCGATAATGTAGAAGCGAGTAATGAAAATAACGATGTTGTAGAATTGGATGCGGTTAAAGAAGAAATTGAGAAAGTTGATGCTTGGAGTGAAAGAAATACTTAAAAATAAACTATATTATATAATTAAGAAATGAAAGCAATCGCTATATTTTTACTTTTTATAGGTACTATATTAATAGTTCAAGGGTATTATAGTAAAAAGCACACTTGTAGCAAGGAGAAGGTAGTAGTAAAATACGTACCTAGAAGTACATATGAAGAACAATTGAAACCCGATGAAAGTCTTCAAACATTTTATAGGGGAATGTTTGAAGACATTATATTACCTTAATTATTTTTATCCTCAATATTATTAAATGGATATATTAAGAAATATTGAAAAAAAAATATTAAATATCGCAAACAATAATACAAATGATATAAATAGTTTAAAAGCGGATATTAAGATATATCTTGATAATATTAATAATCAGCAAGATATTACTTTTCAAAAAAAAAACAAATATGAAGAACTTTATGAAAATAAAAGAAAATTGGCGCATATAAGTTATGAAAACTATTTATCTGTAAAAGCAGAATTAATGAGAGAAATAGAAAAAGATAAAACTAAAGGTGCTGTTCGTAAATATTTGGAACATAAATACGAAGCCGAAGATATACCTGATATCTATACATATGAAAATATATCATTGGATAATGTTAATAATGTTAATAATGATGTAGAACCTACTCTATTAAAACCTGTGCCTCCCAAAGAACCTAAAAAATATCCTAAAGATATTAAAGAACGCAAGGTAATAAAGGCTCCTAAACTTCCTACAGTACCCAAGAAAGTTCCTAAACCTGTACAATCTACCAAAGAACCATCCGCCCCCACCAATCCACCTATAGTACCTGCCGAACCCACCGAACCCATTGTTATACAACCCTCTGTTCCTAATGAAAATGTTATAGAACCTATGGTTCCTAAACCTCCTACAAAACCCAAAAAACTTCCTAAAATACTAAATGAACCCAAACTTCAACCAAGTGCTCCAAGTGCTCCAGGCGCACCGACTGCTACCGAACCTACAGAACCTACCGAACCTAAAGAAATTTCTATGGTTCCTCCAAAACCTCCTAATAAATTACCTAAACTTAATAAAGATACTAAAGAATGCCCGGAAGGTGAGGAAATTAATCCAAAAACAGGAAAATGTGTTAAAAAATGTAAAGAAGGTGAAATAAGAAATGCGATTACAGGAAGATGTAATAAAATTAAAGAATCTAAACACGCAAAAGCAGTAAAAGCAGCAAAAGAAGCGAATGTCGCTAAAGAGGCGTCAAAAACGTGAGAACATCGCGATAATCTATCGAGTACCTATCGAGTACCTATCGAGTACCTAGCGAAAACCTTAAGACGCAATATATAATGCGTCCCCCCAACCCTTATCTGTCATAATAGTAATAATTCTCCTAAAATTATAATGTCCTAAAAAATCATCTAGTTCTTTTACATTCGCACAACCTTTATACAATTCCATTTCATGTATTTTTATATATATTACTTTGACATATTTCAAATAATTAAGAGCGCCTTTTAGTCCGAGTAATTCCGCTCCTTGAATGGCGATATTCAAGAAATCATATTCAGATTTATTTATATTATATAAATTTAAAAAAGTATCTATTGTAATACTTTTGGATTTTACGCTATTTACATATGATATTGTCGGATAAACCTCGCAGTGTTTATACATATCTAAAATAGATGATGAAGATGTATCAGTCGCCTTATATAATATTATATCGCAATTATCTTTATCTGATATAATATAATTATATATATTCTTAATATTATTATTTTTAGAAATCTCCACCATATCATTATTTCCCTCTATCCATATTATATCATCATCTGACACCCCCAATTTATTATATATAGGCGCCTCTTCGCACTTATGAGCACCTATATGAAAACACTTCTTTATTTTTATATTATTAGTTATAAGCAAATAATCTAAATAATCCGGATTTAGCAACATTATAATTATAATATAATTATGTTGAATATAATTATATATAATATAATTATGTTGCGTAATTATATTCAATATCTAAATATAATATAATATTAGATTATCATAATAATATCAAATGAGCGTTAGTGGCGAAAATAATGATATAAATGACCCGGTAGTACAAGATGTTCTTAATGAATTTAGAGATGAATTATTAATATCTAAAAATAATAAAGATATGAACGTAAATTCGCAAAATACTATAAATGATAATATCAATTTGGGTCCCTTAAATTCTCCAAATAGCCCATCGTATCTACAACATCCTCCATTACCTCCTCATTTACAATATCCTCCTAATTCGCAATATCCCACACAACCATCTTCGCATCCTTCGCAAATATCATATCCTTCACATCCCTACACTCAACATCCATCGCACATTTCATATTCGCAAAATAAAAACGACTATATGTTATATATAGATATTGAATTAATAAAAAAAAATCTTATAATAGTGATAATAGTATTTCTAATTTATTTTAGCGGAATAATTAATAATATATACGATAAAATACCAGAATATTTACAAGAAAATATTTTATCATTAGATATATACATTAAAACAGCATCTTTATTTATAATACTCTATATCATATCATACACCGGGTACATATAATATTTAATAATTATAAGAATTATTAACAGTCTGAATAAGTTTTGGTTCTTTTGAAGAAGTCATGAAATATTTATATGCGAAATAAACACCTACAAAGAAAGTTAAAAATATAGAATATATAGTTGTTCCAAATATTATAGTATAACTAGAAGAATCATATATATTTTTATTCATTACAACAATAGAAATAATAATAACATTATATAAAATTACAATTAAAGCATAAATCGCTACAAAAAGATTTGTATTTGTATTGTATCCCCATAATAATGATAATACAATAATTATACTTACTATTGAATAACCGAATATTGTAAATACATCTTTTACTATATCATCGTTTTCATTTTGTGAAACAAACGCTTCTTTCATTTTTATATCTAATAATTATTAAGATTATTTATTACAATCTTTATAAAAATTTTTAACATCTATATTAGTTCTAAAAGAATCTTTATCTATATCTATTATTTTAATAGAACTCAACTTTCTAGCACGCGATAATGCGGTATATGATTGACCGCAAGTAAATATATTAGGGCCTAAATCTAATTCTAATGCGTCTATTGTCATTCCTTGAGATTTATGTATAGATAATGCGTAACAGATTCTAATAGGCATATGTATTATGTAGGAACTTTTAGAAGATATACTATTATTAAATGTGTCCGTAAAATACTTGATAGTATGAATATTTCCATTAATATCATTAATTACTACAAAATCATTTCCGAGATGTTTAACAATTCCTCGCGTACCATTAACAAGAGATTCTTCAACATTTATATTTCTTATAATAATAATCTGCGCATTTAATGTCAATTCTATAGTGAATTTGCCTACCTCCTTTTCTTTATCAGAACTTGATATCGCCGTATAAGTTTTAGATATATTTCCACACGCCTTCAATTTCTCTATTTCTATATTATTAATTTTATCAACATTAACATTTATAGGATATAATTTTGTAGGTATAATTCCATTTTCAAATTCTGTATCTTTTAATTTATTCAAAACCTTTATAATATTATCAGTACATCTGCCTTTCCTAACAATTTTTAAGATTTGCTGAAATAACAAATCTTCGTCATGTCTTATTAGTTTTTCCAATAATACAATTTTAATATTCATCTTATTCCATATATCCGCCAAGAAGCAGTATTTGCCTTTTACGGGCGCCAATTGACAAAAGTCTCCTACTAAAATTATCTGAATATTACCAAAATATACATCATTGGATTTTATAATACTTAATATAAGAGATATTTTTTCAAACAAGTCCTTATCAATCATCGAAATTTCATCAATGATTAATACTTCGAGATTTAAGATACTCTCGTGTTTTTTCTTATTCTTCAAAATATTATTTAATATTTCCTTAACAGTACCTGTTCCTAATCCAAGTCCTAAAAACGAATGTAATGTCTGACCTCCTATAATAACAGCAGCAGTTCCCGTAGATGCCGTAATCGCATATTTTTTATTCGCATTATTCAAATATTCTATAATATATTTGATTGTATAAGATTTTCCAGTTCCCGCAGAACCAGTTAATAATATATTGTTCCCCTCGCTAACACATTTTAACGCATATTTTTGCTCTTCATTTAAAAGATTCATTATAAAAATAAGATAATTTATATTAATATCATTTTTTATTATATGTCCATCCCATCCCATAATAAATCTTAATGCTATTACAGTATTACATTACAGTATTACATAATTTTATAATTTATCTAGTAGTTTTTTAATACCCTTATTCTTTTTATTATAATTCGATATAAATATATTATTCTTATTTTGTATCCTTTTAATAATATCGTTATGATATCTTTCTTCTATTGACGGCGAAAAGTTATAATACCATTTCTTCAAAATTTCTACGTCTATTATTTTATTTGGATTACAATTATATTCTTTATACATGTAAAGAATCGCTCTTGATATAATACCGCGCGAATCATTATTCGGCACGAATATTTTATCCTTATGATTCACATAATTATTACATTCTAGTTCTAGCCAGTTCTTATTTTTAATATCATAATCTTCGTGAAATTTATAATTCGACCTATTCGCATTTAATGTATTAATAGTTTTTATAATATTATGCATATCATTAGACTGTTTAATATTTAATAAACATTGCGGGTATATATGCTCCGCAGAAACAAATTGTTTGTTGTAATTACAATTCGCTACAGTATTCGCTAAACTCTTTTTCAAATATTTATTAGTATATATCATTGGCATTTTCGGATCATTTAATATTGTATCTTTAATAATATTTGAGTACTGCATTTTTGTGAACGTTCTAACATAACTCATTTGAAACAATAATAGCAGGATTATTAATAACATAAACTTCTTACTATTAAGAGAGATTATCAATTTTTTCTACATTAGGATATAGTATTTTAAAAAATATATACATATTATTATGTATATCATAATTGGCATCTGGTTTAAATAATTTGAGAAGATTTTTAGATTCAAAATCTCCGTGTATCCAATAATGAATCATTATAGGATTTATAGTATATTTACCAGTTCTAACCGCGCGCCAATCTTTGTTTGCCGAAGGAATATTTTCTAATTTCAAATCATTTATAGGATATATCAATTCCCTGTCTTCTATTATAAATATATCATTGTCTTTCTTATCTTTATCATAATTATTTATATTTGTCAATATATAAAATCCCCCAAATATATCAAATTTAGAGAATAAATCATAACCATGTCTATTTATATATTCTGGTATATTGCGCAAAAGTTTATGTAAAAAATTGTTGTTTTTATTTGCCGCAAAAAATGCATTACATATATATCTATCACTGTTATATATTAATTTTGTTTGTTCCGCAGGTTCATAACTAATATAAAACGTATCTCTAGTCATATCTAGGAGTTCCGAGAAATCTCGTAAAACTAATACATCTAAATCTATATATATACCACCGTAGTGATATATTATCAGAATCCTCGCGATATCCCCCCGCTGTACGCCAGTGCGTGCTGAATTATATATTTTATAAAAATCAGGATATTCGTCATTTATTAATTTTAATATCATCTTATCAGTCCATAAAATGATTTCGTACCCTAGAGATTTTAATAGTTTCGCATTTTCATCGCGTATATAATTAATTATTCGCGGCACAGGGTCATCGCTCCAAGTTTGATGTATTATTTTAGGTATCATATTATAATTAATAATATTACCCTTATTCTTTATATAATACCATGAAACCGCGATTTAGATAGATTCATCATAGTATTATCTAAAATATAATCCCATACGACTATACCATTTATTAACTTAATATTAGAAAATTCAAAAGATGGTATATAAATAGACATAAAATTATAGTTTCCGAAAATATTTAGCGTCCACATAAACTTAAATATTATAGTATATAAATACATATTTTTAGTGTCGTCATAAGATTTATAATGTATAATAGTATCCCTATAAAAATACACGGGAAGCACGTGAAATACTATATTACATATCATATATTCAGTTTGTAATAATTTTTTATCAGAAACACATTTTATAATTTTATTAAGAATAAATGGCTTGCTACTATCTACAATTTGAAATAATATTCTGCTATCATATAACATAAAACTATGAAATATTATAAATATATTTAAAGAATTATTGGCGATAAATTTGGTTATTAATAGATTATTAATACCAAAATAGTTAATTAATAAGTAATTTAAAAATATCAAATATATATTCCAATTTGTATATTGATTTATTTTTCTCCGCAATATATCAATATTGATATTATCATTATAATACTTACTAATCATCATAAATATAAATATTATATATAAGAATACTTCAAACTGATTACTATCTTTATTATATACCACCAATTGATTCATTATATTATAATATAGATATTATATATTTATCTTATATATTATCTATATCTCGAATCTCGAATCCTTCGCCTGACCTTAATTTATTCTAATGGCGAGGATGTTATTGTCATACCGCAATATTCTACATTTTTAACTTTAAAATCCTGTTTTACATAAATGCCTATATTTATAGATTCTTCCAATATCCATTTAAAATTGTCCCAAAATTCTTCAGTGTGTCCTATGCTTTCTGTGGATAAATGAGCAAATTCGTGTAATACAACAAAAAACATAGTATTTATATCAACTAATTTATCATTATTGCGAAGACATAAAACAATCTGTTCGCCCTTATTTACAGAATAACTCGTATATCCTGGCGTATCAATGCCCTCTTTTAATCTGTCTGGTCTAAAGTTCTTTTTTAGTAATCTTACGCGATTATCATTTATACCAAATGATTTTTCCAAATGTTCCATTAATGTTATTAATCTTTCCCTTATTTTAGCGATTAAATTCGCTGCTTCTTGCGCATCTTCCTTAATTTGTACAACATATTCCTTATTATCTATCTTACTTTTAACTGTTATTAATCCATAATTAGCATAATAATTATAAATATAATAAATTCCTATTAATGTCACAATTATAATAATTAATCCATCTATATTTATTTCCATTCTTCTATTACTTATTATAAATTAAAAATTGATTACCTATAATTTATATTTAAATAATTGATATTATCTAGTTATAATGGATAAACCAAGAAAAGATTACGAACCTCTAGACAATAAACCCATTGAATTTCAAATTACAGATATCTATATTCCCGAAAATGACAGAAATAAGGAAAAAGATTTCGACGAAATATATTCAATGATACTTTATGGTATTTGTAATAATGGCGCTACTATATCAACTACCGTTAATTGCTTTAAACCATTCTTCTATATCAAACCTCCTGAAAGTTGGGAAAGTTATAGCGACAATCTTTTTGAGGCGAATGTATCAAAACTTAAAAATACTATGCTAAATGATAAATATACGGCACAGTTCAAAGGGAACAAATACGATAAAAAAATCATTCCTCATAATATGTTGTCTCATTTCTCTAATATTTCGGTAGTAGAACGAAAAGACTTTTGGGGATTTACTAATAATAAACTATTTCGGTTTATTAAAGTATCTGTAAAATCATTGAAATTATATAATAATCTCAAATATTATTTTAAATCTCTAGAAAAGCAAGGATTTAAAGCGTATGAAAGCAATATTGACCCGTTTCTCAAATATATCCACATTCAAAATATTAAACCATGTGGATGGGTTAGAATTGAAAAATATAATATCGCCGAAGATTCGGGGAGATGTAATTATAATATTAGTGTTGATGGTAAGAACGTAATTCCACTAGATATTAATAAAATTGCTCCTATTCTGATTACCTCTTTTGATATTGAATGTACTAGTAGTCATGGTGATTTTCCCGTGGCGATAAAGAATTATAGTAAGGTCGCGCAAGATTTGGCATTAGTCGCAAAAGCAGGTTATGAATATACTAGCGATTTTATAATATACTGGTTGAAAAATATTTATAAAAAGGATATCGTAATAGATGAGGCGACTGATTTAAAAATTAATCGCGTATATACAAAGAAAAAAATAAGTAGTAATTATATTGATAATATTCCGACGCTTTTGAAAGATAAAATGAATGATATAATATCTATTTTGGATAAAATATCGGCATCTGTTAAATCTTCTGGCGGCGACGAAGAAAATACCGAAGAAGCAGAAGATGAAAATGAGGGTAATATGACTATCGCCCAATTGAATGAAGAAGAAACGAAGTTGGCTAAAATTTTAGATAATTTATTGGTACCTTTGGAGGGAGATAAGATTATTCAAATAGGTACGACGGTCCATATTTACGGTTCAGAAAAAATAGTATATAAAAATATTATCACATTGGATACATGCGATTTAATTGAAGATTGCGATGTTATCTCGTGTAATACTGAAAAAGAGTTGTTGATAAAATGGAAGGAATTGATGAATGAATTAAATTCGGATATTGTTACTGGTTATAATATATTTGGTTTTGATATGCCCTATATTTGGGATAGAGCGAAAGAACTGGGTATTTTAGAAGATTATAGTATAGGTTGGGGAAGATTAATAACTCGCAAAACATCTCTTGTTGAGCAAAAATTATCTTCATCCGCCCTCGGAGACAATATCCTTAAATATATTGATATGGACGGCGTTGTATTAATTGACCTGCTTAAAGTTATGCAACGAGAACAAAAGTTGGACAGTTATAAATTGGATAATGTTGCGTCAATATTTTTGGGTGATAATAAGAATGATTTAAAACCTCAAGAAATATTCAATAAATTTAAGGGCGATTCTAAAGATAGATGTGAAATTGCCAAATATTGTATTCAAGATTGCTGTTTAGTTAATCGTCTTATTCATAAATTAAAAATTATAGAGAATAATATTGGTATGGGAAATGTTTGTTTAGTACCTCTTAATTTCCTATTTCGTAGGGGGCAAGGTATCAAAATCTTCTCTCTAATCGCAAAACAATGTATGGAAAAAAATACACTAATTCCTACTATTAAATCTTATGATAACGATGTTATAGATATTGAAGATGGATATGAAGGTGCTGTAGTATTGGACCCGAAAGAAGCGATATATTTAAATGACCCTATTGTAGTATTTGATTACGGTTCTTTATACCCATCATCTATGATTTCTAATAATTTATCTCACGATTGTTATTTGATGGACGAAAAATATAGGGTATCTGATCCTAATATTGAATATAAAAATATATATTATGATATATATGAAGGTAAAGGAGATAAGAAGAAAAAAGTTGGAGAGAAAGAATGTACATTTGTACAATATAAAGACGGTCGCAAAGGTATCATCGCCGATATTTTAGACATGCTTTTAATTGAAAGAAAAAATACGAGGAAAAAAATAGAATACAAGACAGTAAAAGATGACAAAAATACTTATACCGGATTTTGTAGTGATAAAGGAGATATCTATAATATATTTAATATAGATACTGGGGAAAATTATAACATTCCGAAAGATTCTGTTGTATCTATCGAAGATACTTACAATAGTTTTGAACAGGATGTATTGGATTCTCGACAGATTGCTTATAAAATCACAGCGAACTCTCTTTATGGCCAAATTGGCGCAAGGACATCATCTATATATTTGAAAGAAATAGCGGCATGTACTACTGCTACAGGAAGAGAAATGATTATGTTGGCAAAGAAATTTGTCGAGGATAATTATGGTGCCGATGTAATATATGGTGATACAGATTCGATATTCTGTAAATTTCCGTTGAAAGACGAGGAAGGAAATATAGTATTAGGAAAAGACGCTCTGCCTTACGCTATTAAAATGGGAAAAATAGTAGAGAAAGAGATTGCTAAAATAATGCCTAAACCGCAAAAACTGAATTATGAAAAATCACTATATCCATTCATATTATTAAGTAAAAAGAGATATGTTGGTAATTTATATGAAACGGATGTTAATAGTTATAAGCAAAAATCTATGGGAATTGTGTTGAAACGGCGCGACAATGCTCATATTGTTAAAAAAGTATATGGAGGAGTTATAGATATCATATTAAAAAAACAAGATTTGGCGGCATCTATCGAGTTTCTTAATGAAGAATTGAAAGACCTAGTAGAGGGCAAAACATCTATACAAGAATTAGTTATTACAAAAAGTATTAAGGCATCTTATAAAGATCCTTCAAAAATAGCCCATAAGGTTTTGGCGGATAGAATTGGGGCACGTGATCCCGGAAATCGCCCTTGTGTAAATGAACGTATCCCGTTTGTATATATTAAAACGAATAATCCAAATTCACTTCAAGGCGATAGAATAGAAAATCCAGAATATATTGTGGAAAATAATTTGACACCTGATTATCTCCATTATATAACTAATCAAATAATGAAACCTATTATACAATTATATGCTCTATGTATTGATCAACTGCCGGGTTATGATAAAGATGATGAATATTGGCAGAATGTTGATAGAGATTTATTATCTAAACCGATGTATCAAGATAATATTCGCAGAAAAAATCGATTAGATAATCTAAAATTATTGGCAGTTAAAGAATTATTATTTGATAAATATATTAATGTCTTAAGCGAACCTAAAGTTAGAAAAGTTTCCAAAGCGTCGCGTGCTTCTATAGCGACTACTAATGCGAATCCTAGTTATGCTATTGATAACGCTAATAACGCTAATAACGCAGAAGGTCGCGAGGAGATAATTAGTACGGAGAAGGAGAAATTGAAGAAATCTGATAAAAGTATTGAGGAAGGGACATTTAAAGCAGATATTAAAATTACTAAAAATATAAAAACGGGGGTTATTATAGCGGAGGCATATATTAGCGATGGAACATATAAATTATGGAAATACCAAAAAAATAATTGTAAGGATAAGAATAAGGAGATTATAAATATTATAAGCAAAATTATAAACTATGACAAAAATAAAAAATACGCAATTACTGTTAATAATAAGAAATTTATAACAGAATATAATACTGCCGTTGTATATTATAAGGAAAAGGAAAAATCCAAAGAAACTAACATATTGGATGATATATTCAATAATCAAAATATAGGAGAGTTAAAAATTATTAATAATATTAGAATATTTAGAGATATTATAGCGGAATACAAGCAGTTTTCATTTGTCTCCAAATAAATACTTGATTATTACGGCAGCCTTTTCTTTGCCTACCCCATCTATTTTACATAATTCCTTATTTTTATTTTCATTATCTATTAATTGCGTGATTAGATAAGGCATTGAAGGATATATCTTTGCGATATTCTTCGCTATAATATTTGAAATGTGAGGTATTTGTGATAACTGCATTATATAACAAGTGTCGACGTCGATATTATCTATCTTCTTTTTTTTCAGTTTAACATAATCTGTGTAGCAGATATCCGCAGAATTTTCATTAGTTTTTGTAGAAATGAACTTTTTGGGATTTTCTATTATTTTTACCGCTATTGATAATAATAATGTTGCTGTTTCGCAAATCTTTTTAGTAAAAAGAACTCTGATATTATCGCGAAACATTGTATTTATATAGGCGCCTTGAATTATTGATTTATTTGAATAAATTTTAGATGATATAACATCGTCTTCTTCTATAATATAGGACAGTTGATATTTATCATATATAGATAACATACGCGCTTTCTGTTCCCTATATCTGCCGTCGTGTATAGATGAAACCAAATCTCTAACTGTTTTTCTTTCGAAAATATATAAAATTTCATTATATTTAATATGAATATCACCAATATCTAAAGATTCTTTGATAATTTCTATTTTATCTTTGTAAATATCTAAATCTCTATCAAATATATCATTATACAATAGGTCTTCGCGCACATCAATTATAATATATAATTTTTTATCCATATATGATGATATATATTTATATATTTATATATTATAGATGGATAATTCTATAGATAAACTAATAACAAATGATGAATTATTAACATACATTTGTTTGATAGTAGGTATAGCGAATATAATATACTTTTTTAGAATTTTGCGAAAAGATGTGGTTCAATATATATATTTATTTCTAGTATTTGAATTTTTATTCTTAATATTCATAATATATTTTTTCATTAAAAAAAAGGATATTTATAAAACGGACAATGTTATAGAATATAATTGGTATTTTTATTTGCGAGTTATTATTATAATATATTCTTTCGTATGCTTTATCCTATATATTATATTTGTATTATCTAAATCGGCATCCAATGATATAAATACGTGCAATGTAAGAAGTACTGGAGGTACTGGAGGTACAAATAGTGGTTCGCGGATTACAGTTTCAAAACGAATTTCTAATTTTTTTAGTTCATCTATAGCGGCACCTGTAGCAAAATTATATAAAAGAGTTTTACATAAAAATAAATATTTAGAATCCGAATTAGAAAATTTGAATAATGAATTAGATAAAATTAATAATTTAATTAAAACGAGTAATGATAATGAAAAGAGAAGAAACTATAATATAAGAAAATTGGCTCTTCTTGGTAAAATAAACACGAGAGATTATAGTAAATTACTAGCATTCAGAAAAAAATATAGACTGCTTTTAACTAATAATAATTTATTTAATAATATGCCGATTGCTAAACGTAATTATTTAACAGATAAACATAACTATTTTATAGAAAAAAATGAAGAAAGCATAACAAAACTTAAAAATTTCGAAGAAGAAGTTAATGAATTTAATAAAAATTATCAGCGACAAAACACCGACTATTTGGTAATACAAAAAGATAAAATAATACAAAAGATAAATAAGATTAATGACCAATTAAAAAAATTTAAATTTGCCGAAAATGAGAAAAACATGAAAAGAGCGTCCAACAAAATACAACCTTCATCATCTGCCATATCTGGGTTAAATAAATCTCAACCCGTTGTATCTCCAAGGTCTTCGCGGTCTCCAGAGTCGCCGAGGTCTCCTGTATCTCCACAGTCGCCACAGTCGCCGATAAATCAAGAAGTTTTATCAGATGAAGAATTGAGAAAAATTGAAAATACAAATAAAAAAATATATGCGCATTTGACAAGATTTAGTTCAAAATTGCCAGAAGTAAATGAACAAGAATTAGATGAATTAAGTAAATAAATAATATATAATACATAATTATATAAAAAGTGATAACGATATATTATTTAAGTCTAATAATATATCTTTAAAGATTACTTGCGTACGTGATGGATTTTCTAACTAAAGAAGAAATTATTATTATTACAGAAGAATTCGCAAAGGATTATATGAAACGATATGATGATTCTCATAGTATTGAGCACGCTATAAGAGTTAAAAATATGGCGACAAGGTTAGCGATTGCGGAAAATCTTGATGACGACCAAATATTTATAATTCAGTTGGCGGCACTAACACACGATGTTAATGATAGTAAATATAATAATAATAGCGAAGATACGCAAGAAAATATATTAAGAGGTTTCTTTAGTAATTTAATAAATGATAAAATGTTATTGGAAAATATTATAAATACGGCGTGTAATGTAAGTTTATCTATAGAATTGGCGAATGAAAATCGTATTAAATCGATTGAACTAGATTGTGTTCGCGACGCGGACCGCATAGATTCTCTCGGAGCAATTGGAATATCAAGATATTTCACATATGGAATTGTTAGGAGACAAAGTGATATATCTAGTATAATAGAAAACATAGAAAATCGTACAAATATTTTGATGAATAATATAAGTACTGACATGGGTAAAAAAATAAGTAGTGAAAAATATAAGATAATTAGAATGTTCATAGAAGATTATCGAGATACTATGAATTATACTATGCTTTATCAAGAGATTTCATAGTTCTATTCACAAACTTTGTAATAATGCTATTTAGGATTAATTTAGCATCATCGCATTTTATCTCTTTATTAATTTTATCAATTAAATATTCGCTTTCGCGCTTTATATTCAATTTCTTAATATATTTTTTCCTATTATTTTTAGTAATAATATAACTTTTTAGCAGATTTATCGCTTCCTTTTTTTCAACATTTATAGTTATGACATAATTATTACATAATATATTATATACCAACATGCTAACATTTATACTATCCAATATTTTATAATGCTTTTTATAATTATTAATAGCATTATCAAATCCATAATCAATTATTATACTATTCATATCAGACGCATTCATTAATTTAATCTCTTGATTTACATAAATAGATATAATGTTTTTCAACTTAAAATAATCTACATTTGTCGAATCATTATTTAAAGTCATTTTAGCAATAACATTCATAGTCGTATTATATAATCTTTTATGATTAGACAAACTAACCTTAAGAATATTTTCGGTATTTGCTTCAATTGAATACATTACTTGTACTTATTATTAACTAGACAAATAAACGACAATCAATTTTTATATTATCCTGTGTATATAATATCCGACGTATTATATCATACGCAGTTATCATAATCAGTTGTAAAAGTATTAACATATGTTGAAAAAGGGCCTTTTTCGCATTCACCTAATGATTTGAAATTTTCTCTCATCTTACTAATAGGACAGTCTTCTTTTATTTTTTTACTTGTTTTCGCTTTAGATTGATAATTAAAAAGATCAAAAGAATTTAATTGACTTTGTAAAGTATCGCTAGCACCATATTGAAATTCCCAATCACCTTTATTATATCCAGGTTTTTTATAAATACAACTTTTTTTTCCAATAGACATTCCTGATAATATATTATTTTCCATTCGTTTTATATTATCTAGATTATCATTATAATAATAATGACTATTACATAATTCCATATTAATATTTGCGTCAAATAAAAATCGTTGATTATCTGTATAATTTTTTGATAATAAATACATATTATCGCAAGATATTTGCGAACTCAATTCTTTCATATTATATTCTTTGTTATTCGTCCCAGATACTTCAGATACTTCGTAATAATTATTCATAATTCTATTTATATTAAGATAGATAAAATAATAATATATATAAATAGAGGATTTGAATTAGATGTTCTACAATTTAAACATAGAGAATAAGAAGGATATCAATAAAAATATTTTAACGCATGATAATGTTGTTATATTATACTATTCTGACATGTGTGGTTATTGTATTCAATTAAAACCTATATGGAATAAATTATGTAATAGTATTAAAAATAATAACAGCGTAATAATAGTAAATGTCGAATATAATAACTTTAAATATCTTCGCGCAAAATATAAGAAAAATATTATGGGGTTTCCTACAATAATTAAATATAGCAGAGGTAAAAAGCATAGTGAATATAGCGGACGTAGAGAATTAAAGGATATGAAAAAATTCGTTAAAATGAATAAACAAAAGGTATAAAAATAATTTAAGGATAATCGGCGAATATAATATATAATGGAAAATTTAAATATTGTAGATGATATAATTAATAATAAGAATAACGAACCTACACCAGAAGAATTAGAAACTTTCAAAAATCTAGTAAATGACTGGTTTAAATATGATGACCAAATTAGAAAACTAAATATCGCTATGAAAGAACGTAAAAATTATCAGCGCGTACTAAATAATAAGATTGAGGAGTTTATGTTTAATTATAAATACAATGATCTAAATACACAACACGGACGTATTAAAACAAATGTTAAAGAATGTAAGGTGCCTATCAAAATGAATGATATTAAAACAAAAATAATTAAATATAATGATTTATCGGGCGAAGAATTGCTAAAAAAAATATTTGAAGATGAACGCGAAACATTTGTAAGAAAAAATATTAAAAGAATTATCCCGAAAGTATCACTTACGCTATAAGAATATTATGATTTATAAAAAGCATTTGCATTTATTATGAATAGTTCCATTAAGTATATCATAATCGCAAGATGTTGAATAATACACATTTTTAATATTGTATTTCATAATAGTGCTCTCACAATCTAAACAAGGGCGCGAATATTTTAGAGGATTATCTAAACTACTTGGACCTATTCTAACTACATAAATATCGCATTCATTAAGAAGACCCTTGAACTTCTTGTTTATTTTTGATATCGCTGCTTTTTCAGCGTGCATGCTATTGCCATTTATATAAAAATTATATCCAGAAGATATTACAATATCTTTATGTACTATTACTGCTCCGTGTTTGTGTGTATAAACTGGAGATTTTGAGGCAATTTTTGCGGCAATATTCAAATAATATCTTTGTTTTTCATTAGACATTTTAATTATATTATCATCCCCTATTTTATATCTTGGTATTCTCTTATTAATATTATTTATATTCCCTCCAGTTATACCAGTTATATTCGTGACACTCTGTGCATTTCTATCATCGGTCATTTTACAAATTGTTTAAAAGTATATTATATACTATGTTATATCTGTTATATATATTATAAATTTTATATATACTAATGTCAATTTTTATTATATTTGCTACGCAGAATGATGTCTAATTAGTAATAACGAGGTTTTCATTTTCATTTAATTCGTGTTCATAGCATAGATTATGAACTTTTAATGGCGTAATTCTACCAACGCGCTGTGCTCTTCCTATCGCCTGTTGTTTATCGGCATCCATTGAGTGTAATATGATTACATCTGTCGCAACGCTAATATCAATACCAGAACCGGCATATTGTGTTGTTAATAAAATAACGCTTGTATTTCCGTATTTAAAATTATTTAGAATATTCATCATTTGGTTTGTATTGCCTTTTAGGCATGCGTGAGTAATATTATTAGTTGTTAATATTTCTGTTATTTTGGAGAATGCAGCATCTACGCGACTGAATACTATGAATTTGCCAGTTTTGTTATTTAATATCAATTCAATCAAGGTATCCTCTTTGCTTAATATACCTTTTCCAATACAATCTTTATTAGATAATTTTACAGGTTCTTCCTTTTTTTCTGGAACAATCGCTGTCAAATTGTCGGTACTTGTTATTTCTTTGCGACAATTAGGGCACCTCTTGATATTATCGCCACACATACTTTTATTATTTAATAGACTAATTATACAACTTCCGCAAAATATGTGCGTACAATCTAAAATTATAGGATGCGTGATATTATCTAAACAAATCGCGCAAGTTTTATTTTCAATTTCAGATATTCTTTCGGTAAGATCTTTGAGTTTTTCGTTTAAATTAATAAGTTCTTGCTCAATCGCCTTCAATTTATTTGCTTTTAGTTCGTCAGGAATATCTAGAAGATTAATATAATCTTTTTCTTTATATTTGTTCTGTATCGCCTTATTCATATCCGCACATATTAGATTCGCAATACCAGTTTCTGTCTCATTTTTACCACCCAGTTCTTTAATAGCGCCAGATATATCATTCGCATTGATTTTTTCGAGTACTGTTTGATTAATATAATTTTTAATTACTTTCAAATATTTAGACATTTTACATAAATAAAATTTCTCACAAATAGGAGGCACATTAAAACTTTCTTTAACAAATTCTTTATTACATTTAACTAACATAAAGTTTAAATAATCTTCTTTTATAAACTCCTTAATATTATGATGTAGAGAATTTGACGAAGAATAGAGACGGTCGCATATATTTAAATATGTTCCGCTAATCAACCATAGATATGTATATGAAAGTGTTTCTATTTTATTAATAATATCATGACATTCGTCAATAATAACACGTTTCCAATTATAAATATAAGAACTATGTCGTAGATCTTTGTATAATGATAAATAGTAAGGGTCATAATATTTAAATAATACAGATAATGTAGTATTTTTAATAAGTACGACGTCATATTGATTGAAATACTTTATAATTTCTTTAAAATCGCTATTCGCTTCATATTTTGGCATATGTTTGTTAATAAAATTTAGATTTTCAATCGCTAGATATTTTAAATTAGTGCTTTCGCGCAAAGTTCTTTCCCATTGAACATATACAGGGCCGCGAGGAACTATAATCAATGTGGAATTAATTATGTTATTTAAACTCTCTATATTTTTATTTTTAGCACTTAACTTAAAATAATTATATGCTTTCGTGCTATGATGACTAATTATTTTTTCGTTATTAATTAAAATATTATCTACATTATTATGAGCAACAATTGATAATGCCGTTAATGTTTTACCGTATCCTACAATATCTCCCAATATCCCAATATTAGATTCTATTTCTTCGCCACTCGCATATCTAATTTTTCTATGATTTTCCATCATAATCGCTTTATGTAAGCACGCCAATTGATGAGGTTTCAACTGTTTTTTAATTTTAGATGGTTGCGTGCATCTACGAGAACTAGAATCTAATTCGATATTATAAATTATATCTTTATAATTATAATTATCATTATCGTTAGACATTTATACGTATACTATATTATAATATACAAATATATTTTATATACATTTATAAACGTCAGTAAAATGATATAAGAAATAATTTTAAATAATAAAATATGATGATGAACGAAGAAATAACTCCTATTGCTGAAACCCCTATAACAAATACTGATACCGCAGTAGAAACAGGTACTGTTCCTGCTGTTCCTGAACCTGTAGCCACCCCGGTTCTCGGTGCCTCCCCAGAACCTGTATCTGTTGTTCCTGGCGTTCCTGAACCCGGTGCCGCTCCGGTTCCTGGTGCTCCTGAACCTGGTGCCGCTCCGGTTCCTGGTGTTCCTGAACCTGGTGCCGCTCCGGTTCCTGGTGCTCCTGAACCTGGTGCCGCTCCGGTTCCTGGTGTTCCTGAACCTGGTGCCGCTCCGGTTCCTGGTGTTCCTGAACCTGGTGCCACTCCGGTTCCTGGTGCTCCTGAACCTGGTGCCGCTCCGGTTCCTGGTGCTAGCGAAGTTAATTTAAAACGTATTATATTCGCATTGCCCGGTGATAATTTTAGTTCAAAATTTTTAATTTCATGGACTTCTACTATTAGCAAAGTTATGGATATGCGCAAATATGATATATTAATTTCTCCTGCTACGGGTTCATTTGTTTCATTTGTTAGAATGAAGACATTGGGACTTGATACGCTGCGCGGCGATAACCAAAAACCATTTGATAATCAAGATTTTGACGTATGGATAACAATTGATAGCGATATTATATTTACGCCCGAACAAGTTATCGATTTAATAGATTCTACCGAACATCATCCTGTTGTTGCGGGTATGTATAGAATGTCTGATTTAGTAAATTATGCTTTTGTTAAAGACTGGGATATAAATTATTTCAAAGAAAATGGTACATTTAAGTTTAGTACTCCCGAAGAAATAGAAGTATGGAAAAAAGAGACTTCTTTTAAATATTATCCAGTTGCTTATACTGGCATGGGATTCATGGCTGTTAAAAAAGAAGTTTTTGATAAAATGAAATATCCTTATTTTGATTCTGAATTACATATAATTGAAACAGATGATGGCAAAACAATTCGCGATATATCTAGCGAAGATGTAGCATTTTCTAAAAATATAATTAAAGCAGGATATCAAATAATGATTAATACTGATATTCGTGTTGGACACTTGAAAAGTTTGGTTATTTAAAATATTGTTTGTAAAATATAGAATATAATGAGTATTGTTTTTTCATTAATAGAAAATGCTAATGGATATTATCCGCTTTTATTTTTAATAATATATATACTATATTATTTAATATCTAACTCATTCATGTTTATAATATTAATATTAATTGGAATATTAATAGGTTTCTATATTATATACAGTTTTAGAGATAATATATTATATTATCAGTCATATTTATAATTTTATTTTTTTGAAAATATTACTAAATATATTATTAAGATTTATATCATCCTTATTTAATTTATTATTGTTGCGTTTACTACCGGCGCCTCTCCCACCTCCTCCCCTACCTCGGCCTCCTCTTACGCCTCTAGTGCCTCTTACGCCTCTTACACCACCCTTTTTTAATTCATCATTTAATTTATCTTTATCACCTGTTTCATCATCTGTATTTTTACTTTCAGGTGCTTCTTTGGCGCTTTCAGGTGCTTCTTTGGCGCTTTCAGGTGCTTCTTTTGCGCTTTCAGGTGCTTCTTTGGCGCTTTCAGGTGCTTCTTTGGCGCTTTCAGGTGCTTCTTTGGCGCTTTCAGGTGCTTC